GAGGAGACAAACGATGAGTAAAGACCTAACTGAAAACATAGACGATATATGCCGATATCAGTATGGACATACTAATTGGGCATTTGCTGATACATTAACCGATAAAGAATTGGAAGAAATCAAAAGTAAAAAGCTAGGTGATACAATACCAAGCATTGTTTTTTATTATGAGGAGACAAACCATGAAAATTAAATTTGATAAGCATGTAGAGGAAAATGAGGTTCGTTATCATTACGAGGATAATGGTTACCCTGATCCTGTTGCGTTATACATTCCTAATTACGTCTGGCATTTTTGTGAAAAAAATAAGATTAGTGTCGAAAAGTGCATCAATCAAATATTGTGGAGGAAAGGCAAGGCTTATGAACAATGGAATACAAGAGGAGGCAAACGATGAGTAGCGTGACAAGTGATGCAAAATGCCCAAACTGTGGCTCGACCAATGCATACCATGAAAATTTTGATGATGAGGAAGTAGGAAGTATTACAGGTTGTTTTAGTTGTGGGTGGTATGAAGTGTACCGAGAAGATGCGGACACAGAAGAGGTGCTTGAGGATTTTGAGGGGTTTGGACACGATTATGCCAAAGAAGATATTAACGAAGGAAAGCGAGAGGAGAAAAACGATGAGTAAATTTCCAAGTTTTAGTTGGTTGGATGATTTAGTTGATCCTGACATAACGATAGAGTCTTTATCTGGAATCCTGCGTGAAGCAAAGGTAGTTACTTCTATTTTAAGTTATCGAGAAAAACCTTACATACAAGATTTATTGGACACAAAGATTGCGTATAGATTGCATGATGTAGAAGACCATAAACAGTTTGCCGTGAGCAATGAAGATTATTTGCATGATGTTGCTGAAGCTAAACGAGGAGACAAACAATGAGTAATTTTTTAACAAAAAAACAGGTAAAAGAGTTAGAAAAAAAGAAGTGGGATATGTTGCCAACCAAAGCAGATACGCTATGGGTTGAAGGTGATTGGGACTCTAAAACAAACCTTCTTTGTTTGATGGAAGAACTTTTCCCAGAGTTAAACTTAAAACAAGGCAACCGTTATAAATTTTTAATTTGTGCCTATGCAGAGGAAACAAACAATGAGTGAATTATTTCCAGAGCCAGATAGGCAGATGACTTTAGATGAAATCCTTCTTATGGCAGATCGTAAAAGAAAAGAACTGGAGGGTTTTGGTTTGACCCCTGCCTTAAGGACAGTTATCGAATGTGTTTATTATGCGACTCAACCAAGGCTGACCTATGGCGTAGACACTATGAGGAGACTACACCATGAATAATAAAAAAGAATTTACAGTTTCAATTTTATGGGGAGAATTTCCAGATAATATTCCAGTATCTTACAACTTCCAATCAGAAGAAGAACTAGAAGCATTTTTATTGGGTGTTGAAGAAGGTCATGGGTGGTTAGATTATAATGCAAATGTACATACAAAAGGAAAAGACCAAAAGTTTACTTTAGAAGAATTTGGTCTAGATGTAGAAATTTTTAGTCATATGTTAGAAGAATGGGAAGAATATATGGAGAACCCAAATGAGTGCTATTCTTACATGGGAAGAATATATGGAGAACCCAAATGACGGATAAAAAATACTACATACGCATTGCATCTTTAATTTTGCGTGTTGAAGATGAAGATGGAAATCCAATGCTTAATGAAGATGGAACGGTTAAAGAATTTTATCCTGTTGAACGGAACAGGTCGGATAATCTACTTGTTGTCCATGAAGAAATCGACCGTTTTCTTGAAAATTTAACTTTTGAAGATGTTACGGAGAACCCAGATGACTGATAAAAAATACACTAAAGAAGAATTGACAGAGGCATTTAATTTGGTGCTACATTCAGATCAACATTGGAAAGACCCTATATGTTCACAATGCCCTAGAGACAAGCAAGAGATTGTTGATTATGCCCTTGATTATTTTGTGGGGGGAGGGGCTAATTTTTATTTAAAAGATGGAGATTTGTGGGTCGAGGCTCGTGGATATTATGCAAATGGATTGGAGGGGTAAAAATGAAACAGTTTAAAGTGGAAGTAATCCAAACCAATTATTTTTATATTACGGCTTATTCCGAGGAAGAGGCGATACAAATAGCAAGCGAGGATTACATATGGGACGAAAATCAAACGCCCCCTGATTATTATAATGTCCGTTTTGAAGTGTTTGAGGAGACTAAAAATGACTGACATAGGAAACAGATGCGTACATTGTGGTTCTGATACATCTTTTGGGAGTGGATTATTCGTTAACCGTATTCCTGCGGATGCAGATTATCAGGCAGAAGATTCTGAAGGTAATATAATTTTCAAGGAAGGTGAATATCGTGACGGATATGCGTGTCCGCCCTGTATGGCTGATACTGGTGCAATGGAGGAGCGTGATTGATGTAAGAAGTGTGACACCACTTTTGAAAAGAACGACTAAAAGACCCTGTTACTTTTTAAAAATCCCGAGATAAAACTCTCGGGATTTTTTTTGACCAAAAATAGGGGGTTGACAAGGTATGGGATAATATGTTATAATTAAGATACGGAGAAATTCTAATGTACTCCGTGCTATTTGACATTGTGAATCAAACGAAAATAATTTTTTAATTTTAATTAAAGGACTAACTAGACTATGAAAAATTATAAATACAACGATGGCGGAAGAAAAGAAGCAGGGTTTAAAGGCGAGGCAAAAGACTGTGTTTGCCGATCTATAGTTATAGCGTCAGGAAGACCTTATCAGGAAGTGTATGATAGGTTAGCTGAAGGCAATGCGTCTCAAAGACTTAGCAAACATCAAAAAACTAAACGGCCTAAATCGGCTCGAAATGGAATTACTGTTTGGAGAAAATGGTTTAAAGATTACATGAAAGAGCTTGGGTTTGANTGGACGGCTACAATGCAAATTGGTTCGGGATGCAAGGTTCATCTTAAATCAGANGAGCTACCGAAAGGTCGATTAGTGTGTGTGGTTTCAAGGCATTATGTTTCTGTTATTGATGGAGTCATTAACGATACTCACGATCCTTCCAGAGAAGGAACACGATGCGTCTATGGGTATTGGAAACTAAAAGACCCTGTTACTTCCGCAACGAGTTGAATATCTTCTCCCAGTCAATGTAAGGATATTCAAAGAATCCCCCGAGGGGCTGAACACTCAGCCCCTCTTTTTTTATGTCTAGGATTTGGGAGGCTTTATACAGGTAGATAGATTGTGTTTTGTCTTCGACCATGAGCCATGAACGTGTCTCCTTGTTCTTTTCAAAAAAGGCTACCTGATGCGGGGAAAGACGAACTTTACGGGTTGTTGTAACTTTTAATTCTACAAAATGAAAATGTTGGTCGGGGCATCGGACAAGGAGATCGGGGATACCACGAGTAGCGTAGGTATCTATTTTTAAGACGTTCCAATCATTGTTTTCCAGTTTCCAAAGGTTCTTCCTGATTGTCTGGTAGAAGTGCTTTTCCAATCTCTTTCTCTTGTTTGTCACTTTCAGAGTCGGCTTGATGTTCGATGATGAGTGGCTCTCCATTATTTTCTCGAGGGTTTTCATTGCGTATTTCCTTTAATCTTTTTAACACTTCAGCTTTTGACATCTGGTCTATTGACCCGTGAAGAATCTCTTTTCGATCAACATAGATCCCTTGAGCTTGCCCTCTTCGATATTCAGCCTGAACAGAGGCCGAGTACGCTCCATTTTCTTCAGCTCTTTGAGACAAATCAGCCAGTCTTTTAATATGACGATTATATGTAACTGCATATTTACGATCAAGTTCGGTTCGATAAGTCTGCAAAGCACGAACAACATGAGGGCATTTGTAAGGGTTTAAAAGTTCTGAGGCACGAACATGGGCTGACCCTTTAGCGTATCCTGCTTCAATCGCGGCCTCGGTATTGGTAATCTCTCCGTCCCGTGACACAAGAGCCTTGACAAATAACTCTTCTTTTCGTGTCAATCGTTTGCTGACACGTTTTTGGTACGCTTTGTCATTTGGGTCAAGAGTAAGTAAAGCTTTAACTGGCATATCGGATATATCTTATAAAAAAGACCCCCGACTTTCAATAAAAAAATCGAGGGTAAGTTGAAGGACGTACTATTGTACGAAACCGTGATCCAAGGGACGAGGAGAGCGGAGCATGATCCCTTGAACTAAAGCCTCACGGAAGGCTGTTGTTAACCACTTCATACTCCACTGTTGATATGTCTCATAGTATAATATATAGTTACATAAAATACAAGATAAAAGGGGATATATACGTGTGTACATATAAAGTTATTTACCAGACTACAGATAAAAAAGATAGACCAATAGAAAAATCTTTTGATTTTACGGCAAAAGACCCTTTGGATTACTTTTTAAANCTTACTTATGCCTGTCAGCGTCATTTGATAGGTTGCACTCAGGATATCGTTTCTATTGAAGAAATTAAGAAAAAAGGGGAAAAACTTGACAGGAACGGAATTTTAGATAAGGCTAAAAGCTTAATTAATGGAGAAAGAGAGACAACATATGGAGATCCTCTTGTAGCCCACGGGCAAATTGCGAAGGGATGGAGTGCCATCTTAGGCATAAAGGACATAATACCTCCCTCGACAGTCGCCCTGATGATGGCTTGGCTGAAACTTTCCAGAATTTTATCCAACAAAAAATATGAGGATTCTTACGTTGACTTGATAGGCTATGTTGCCTTGTCTGCTGAGTGTGCGGAGAAAGAAGATGGAAGAGAAGAGAAATCCGAATGACCCTTTGAGTTGGGGACGCGGTTTTGAAGATGATAATTTAGAACTGAAGAGAAGTAAAAATGTAATGACGGGCTTAAGGCTTAAGCACAGGGTTGGAGAGAGTTTGAACACGTTTGTTTTATCGTGTTCTTCTTCGGCCATTGATCTGGGGATTATATATGATGATGAGCCTGATGAGAAGGAACAGAACTGGTTCTTGGATGCTATTCCTTTTGTTGCTTCACGGAAGTTGTATAAAAAATGATTAATGAAGAGCAAAGCAAGGAAGTTTTAAAGTATCTGGAAAAAGCGTGTGAAATTATTTCCTCGAATCTTCCTGACGGGATGCCGACAAACAGTGTGAGAAAGATACAACAAAGAAAAGAACTACAAAGAATTAATTCATTATTGACATCTATTCGAGATGTTATGGCTAATTTTATTAAGGAGGAAAAAATTCATGCCGACACATTTATCAACAAACGTAAAACCATTGGAATTGAAAAACCACCAGGGCGAAAAGCGTCCGTTTGAAACGTCTTTTGATCGGGCAATCTCTGCTTTGGAAGAAGTGCATCATAGTGTCATAGCCCTGATGCGTGATAATAAAATCAACCCAAAGGAAGGAAAGCGCAATGCTCCTTCTTTGAAGCGAAGTAATAAATTAATTAACGATACAGTGGATCTTTTGATTGATGTAAAAGAGGCTTTAGATGAAGCCGAGGAGATGATGCGTGGATATAATCGCGATAAAAAAACACCCCTCAGGGAAGAAACAACAAGTAGTGATTGATCTTCATTTAGATAAGAAGAAGAAAGTTAAAAAAAGAAGATGGTTAAAAATAAAACAGTTTTTTAAGAGATTTGACCCAAGACCCGACTTTAATTTTAGAGAAGGAGAATGAGATGACTTTTGTTACAATACTGAATAAATTTATTGCTTTTATGGTGTGTGTTTCACCTGTTGTGTTTGCCGCAAAATTAAACTTATTAAGCCTCGCATTAACAGGATCTTTTGTGTTTTGTGTCCTGTGCGTTTTTATAGTGTTTATATTTTAGAGTTACCGCTAACGTAGCGGGGGAGAAACCGTCAGCTCATCCCCTCTGACGGTTTTTCTTTTTCCATAGCTTTTTTAATGAGATTTCTAACTGTCCCTGTGATTGTCCTGTCTTCTTGCTCGGCGCGTTCCTTGAGCCATGAGTAAGTGTCGATCGACAAAGCAACTGATTTGTATTTATTTGAATCCATAACTTTTCCTTTATAAAAGTTTCTGTAACATATGCTATATTGTTAGTAACATATACTATATTATGCGTTAAGGGAATTAATAACTTATTAATTCGTTGAATTATTAATTCATTAAATCTCTACGGTGTTGCCCCAACTTTCCCCCATTTCTAGGTCACATAAAGAAGGGATTTCAAGAGGAATAGCTTTTTCCATGATTTCTACAATGTGAAATGCTTGTTCTTTAGAAGAAACACTGCAACACAGCTCATCATGTACCTGTACAAGGGGGACAATTCCTTCCTTGTAGACGTTTACCATTGCCTGTTTAGTCATATCAGCCGCTGAACTTTGAATAAGCTTGTTTAGGCATTTATAGGTGTAAGCTCGTTTGAGGCGAGTAGTCGCACCATACTTCTCTTGTGCCTCTCTTTTAGGATAGGCTTTTGTTAATTCAAAAGTATCAGGTTCCCATTGGTCAAAGGTTAATCTTCTTCCTTTTAAACTTCTCAAATAAGCTCCATCGGTTGTCTGTTTATTGAGCCGTGTAATAAGCGCCTGTTGCAATCCTTTAACGAAAGGAACCCGAGTGTGGTATTGCTTGGTAAGGTCTTTAGCCTCCTCCAGAGACAAATCGAGTTGTTCTGAAAGCTTTTTGACCCCCATGCCATACATCATAGCAAGGTTAATTGTTTTGGCTTGTTTCCGAGGGATATCTGCCATCTCAGCTACCAAACTGTGAAAGTCTGTTTCGGGTTCGTTCTGGTAATTAGAAACAAAATCATCAACACCTTCGAGTTGAACTGCGTTCTTTTGCCAATCGTTATATACTTTAGCGTAATGAACAACAATCCGTGGCTCCTGTTGGCTAAAATCAATGCTTGCCCATTGTTCTCCTTCTTCTGGAAGAAACAGATTACGAACCGATATAAGGCTTCCTTTACCATAAGTAGGGATCTGCTGTAGATTAGGGTTATTCATCGAAAGCCTGCCTGTGACAGTTCCGCCCTCTCCTCCTCGAACTTGGTTAATGTGGGAATGTATACGGCCTTTTACAGCATGTTTCTGTATAGTGTTAATAAAAGTACCATTAACTTTATTAAGTTCTCTGGCTTTCGCAATCATCTTTGGAATGTCGTGATCGTGTTGTGATAAAAATTCTTTCTTAAAAGAAGGCTTACCCTTTTCCGTTCTTGAGTATGGTAGCTGAAGTTCTTTAAAAACAACTTCTATACTTT